CTTGCTGATGAGGTGACCATCCTGATTCACATAATCGTAGCAATTCCCGGCGATATGATCCCGCTTATCGACTACGAGAACGCGCTTTCCTTGTTCACGCGCAAATCGATCGGCAAACACGGCACCCGATAACCCGGCTCCCACAATGATAACATCGTATTCGTTATCCTTCTCATTATCTAAAAAAGCCGCTTGGCGAATGTCGTGTTCCGATTGCATTTTATGTATCTATACACCTCATCTCTTTAAGCTGAAGTCACATTGCCCTGGAATATTAGAACCCATGACCGCTCCATATAATGTCCCGCTTCCGGGTTCGGATGCTGGAGTTGATCTATCAAATTCTGATAGTATTCACGGGACCGGCCACGGATATTCGTGGAACTCACCCCGAAACACGCTCCCATATACCAGATAAAGTATTGCGGGTAGGGCGTTTGGACATACTTCTCTATCCAGGGTCCGAGCCCACAGCCCGCGGACAAAAGCTGATGCCCGGCCCATTCTAGAAGCCGAAACTCGGGTGCCACGAGAGGATCTCCGGTGGTGTTGACATAGTTTTGCGTGAAGCCTTTCGTCTGTAAATCCACGCACACTTTGCTATACCATTCTTGAAATCCGGTGTGATTTTGCGGAATGCGAATGTGACAGAAGGGATCTCCTTGTAAGAACAGCACCGCGCTAGGTAGATTATGGTATTCCATCATGATATGGGTTAGATAAGTATGCGATTCACGGCCTACATTGTTCAATGTGCGAATCTGGTGTTCAGGTACGCCCGGGACCGTAATCGGTTCACCTTTATTATAGATCCATACATTCATGAGTTGATCGGGATTAAAATACGAGAGCCATTCGAGCGACTCGTTATAACGCGCTATGACGACATGGATACTCAATGTGGACATAATTACAAATAGAACGGATTTATTTTAGGCGATTTGTAGTTGTGCGTATGTATGTGTTCGTGTTTACGTAAAGAAAAACGGATATCAAAGGTGTATCTATGATTACATCCCCGATGATTTACATATTGCTCCTAGAAAACAAAAAATATTATGTAGGCTATTGTGAAACCACCGATGATCGTCGGATCCAACAACACTTCAAAGGCAACGGCGCACAGTGGACCAAACTACATCCACCGGTAAAGATACTCCACATTATCGAACAAGGTGGACTCGATGCCGAAAACAATATAACAATCAATCTGATGGCCCTATTAGAGAGAGAGCGATTATCCGGGAAGCCTGGATTCGAAGAAGCCGGATACAACGATGTCCGCGGCGGAAAATGGACCCGAACCCAAGATTACAGGGAAAGGCCCAAAGAACTGGTCGCGAAGTTGTTGGGAGATGTTCCCGCCCGTAATGCTATTTGTAAACGATGTGAACGAAAAGGACACGTCGAAATAAATTGCGTATGGGAAGCAGATAAAGATGGAGATATCATCATGGATTCGTAAAAACCCATCTTTTTTAGCCAAATTTTCACATAAATGGAAAAAATAAAAAAAATTGGATTTTGACCTTCCAAAATAAAGTATCCAAGATTTCAAGCAACATATGCTTAAAGAAACCAAGGCAAACCAACCACCAAACAACCATCTTCAAGAAAAGACATGGACAACCTGGATACCCAGATGACTCCTGCTGCGGCCCCCGTTCCGACTCCTCGTAAGCGCGTTAGCCGCACGGACGACAACGACCCGATGACCGAGATGATGAAGAAGATGCAGGATCTGATCTCCAAGGTCGACAATCTCACTGAGGAGAACAAGTCTCTGAAGGATAAGATCGAGGATGTTCGTACCCAGTCTGAGACTGTGACTGTGACCAAGACGAATGATAACGAGACCTCTGAGGTGACCGGTGATACTGATTACAAGCCCAGTGGCAAGTCGAAGTCTAAGACGTCTAAGCGTTATGAGCTGAGCAAGGCGAACATCGAGCGCAAGGCCAAGGCGATCTACTACCATGAGAACAAGGCTGACCCCGAGATTCGTTCGACGATCGTGAACAAGCTGAAGTCGGTGGGGATGCTGAAGATGAAGAAGGTCCTCGTGGGCAACACTGTCTATGAGACCGAGAACATCCCCTGGAAGCTGGTTCGCGATGTGACGGATGAGAAGTTCCTGAACCTGATCGAGAACGAGGATCCTGTGGCGGATGCCTACCTGAAGAAGGCCATCGAGGCTCTCAAGGATTCCGCTAAGAATTAGACACAGCAAGTTTTCAGTTTTAGTTTTAACTAGTTTAGTTACATATATACATATAGTTTTTTTATGACTTTGAAGCCGATAGCAATGACTGTATCTTAAGTTCGTGCTTCAAGAGTGTAACTGCACTGATATGCAGAGTACTCGTGATTTTGTGCTTAGGAATCTGAATGCCTTGTGTCTGCATCGCAATATAAACTAGAGTCGCCATCAGGCAGCTGGTCTTCACTGTCTGCATGCCTTCTTGTATACGCGTGTCTTTCGCCAGGTTCTGGGCGACTTTGATCACATTCCACCGCGTTTCATCGTCGTTGATGATCTCGATTGAATGCACCAGTCGCGTGATCCCGTCGATGTCTTGAGCACATAGCAGAATGTCTTTGTACAGCCGCGGGGACAAAGTCTCCTTCCACCCCTCCAAGCTGTCCTTGGACTCGTTCCAGAAATGCTTTTCGTTTGTTTGAAAAAGATGACACAGTGCTTTGATAGACAGGCCGCGCTTGTGTATCTTAGCACCATAAAAAAAACAGACCGCACTCCACGCCGGGGTTCTTTTATTTTTATTCGTGTGTGACTTGTACAGTGTTTGGATCAGTTCACCACATGGACTCTCGGCCTCGATATTCAGGCGAGATTCCATCACCTCTCGAATATAGAGGATATCGCGATCCATCGTCTTTTTAGGAGGGGTGTATTTTGAAGAACCAGGTACACTCATAAAAAAATCGCTTGGTTCATATGACGTGAAATCGTACATATGCGATGGTCTATCATCGACTAAACACATGTAGCTTTGTGCGACTAGACCACAGCGAGTGCATGTCAGGTCGCCTTCACGTGTTTCAACGAGTTGGCTCGATCCGCAATCTCTGCACACACTCTCCATAATGATGTAGTTTTTGTGATGGTGTGGTGTTCTGTGGTGCGCCTACCTATAAATTGATGGTATCTTCATGAAGATATCATTCATGAAGGTAGCATTCATGAAGATAGCATTCGTGAAGGTAGCATTATTTAGAATTTATATAGACCATATCCCACTTAGATTACGCTCACAATTAATACCCCAGAAATGAACGACGACTTCATCCTCGAAAAGGAGACACCTCTCGAAGAGAAAGCACTGGCATTCACGCATAACATCGAGGAGTCTATCCTTCATGTAGGAATCCACAGTATTTTCGGTCCCGTCGAGATCACCGACTTCATGGTGACTACGATGACTGTCATGATAACGACTACACTAGAATCGCCTTTTTCTTTGGACATCGAGCCCTCGAACCTGAAACTCCCCGCCTATCTCCGCATTTCGGACAAGAACAAGCGGGGCTTCTTCAACTGCGTCATGTGTCACTACGAGAAGGACAACCATAACAAGGGTGTCAAGATCTTCTCGAACGGCCAACTCCATATCACTGGAAACAAGACAGTACAAGAGGCGATTGATTGCGGGCGTGATATATACGCATCGATAGGTCGCAAAGAGACTATCGACAATTTCGAAGTGCAGATGATCAATGGGCACTTCAAGTTCTTGATCAAAGAAGGTACCTTCATCAGGCTATCGGTTCTTCACAGGCTATGCATCGAAAACCACCCTGAGTATATCAGCCGCTACAACCCTGAGAATCACGCAGGTCTGATCATTCGGATCCCGATTGCGAATCGATTCGTCACCCTGGTTTTCTTCGAAAGCGGGAGCGTTCTGATCAATGCCTTTATGGACGGCACGCAGCTTCTCGAGGCCTATCAATTCGCTGTCACGCTGATAGATACACACCATGGGGTCATTATAGGGAATACCGGGGAGCAACGGGACGGCGGATCCAAAGACGGGGTTAGTGCCAAGCGCCGCAAGGGTTCTCATAGTAGCAGCTTCGATTATGGAAAGTACATTGTTCTGAAATAGAGATATGAATTTTATCAATGTAACAATCTATACAAAAAATGGATTCTTTTCTGTATTGCCACTGATCATCACACAAATACCAATGTCTACGTATACTGAGTTATGCCTGTCTAAGTTGTCGATTACCGACTTACCTACACCTACACGTTTTGTGACTCCGATCTCGGATATGTATGATTTCATACGTAGATTTGTAGAAGGTTATAGTGTTTCATTGCGATCTGATGATTTACAAGACTTTGTTCACTTCATCGAGCAAATACAAGATTATTACATGGGAACTTTCCTATCATTGATGGTTCAAACCTGTGTGTCTGAACAAAAGTTGGATCCTTTGCTCTATATTCTTAACCACCCGACTCTTCATCAAAAAAAAGTAATGGGTATGTATCGCGATCAATACGTCTCTCAGACCTTGTTAATGAAAGTGCAGTATATATTCGCATCAATGTTAAGTGAGTTTATTGCAAACGATCTATCATGTGATTTGTTCAACCATATAATTGAATTAAAGCTTATTGACATTGATATGTTTTTCAACGACAATAAGGATCCGTCTTATAGTCCTTATACGTACTATCAAGTGTGTTTGGTTACAATCTGTATTCAAAACCAGAATTTGATGTCCATATTCACAGAATTCTGCAAATCACATGAGATTAAACATTCTATGACTGAGGATGTATTCAATGCAATCGAGACTTTACTCAATCGTGATCTCCCGTGTTGCGAATAATCCAATTATAGGTATACGCGTGACTTCTTTTTTTATTCTGTAACAAGCTGGATGTTTGATCGACACAGTGGACATTGTGTAGATGACTCGTGCATGCTTTGGATATGAGTTGCTAGACACGGGATACAAAAAGAATGACCACAGAATATCTTGACTTGAATATTCTTGGTATCCAAGCAGATCGGGCACGGGTCTAGTGTTTTTGATTGAACTAGTGTCCCACCCATTGGTGTAATACCCTGTTCCATCAAATCATGTTCCCGCTTCATCATATTTGCGTTCATCTGACGAAGTTGTAGATCACCGTGATCATATATATATGAATCTAGCATCCGAACCTGTTTCATACGAAGTTCTGCAAGACGTTCTAGAATACATAATCCTGAATTAGGATTATTAATATCCAGAGTGTGCGGCGTGATCTCGGTCAACACCGACTCGCTCATCTGAAGAGCGCGTGAGGTCAAGACCAATTCATCAGATGTATACATGGGGCGGAATAGAGAAGTATGCCGATCTTGAATCGCTTGAATGGAGACATAATATCCTACATCTCGATCAGTAAAATAGCCTTCATATAAATGAAGAATGGGGTGTGTTTTCTGAAAAGGATGTTCAAATCCACCGAGTGTAAACATTTCCGCCAAAACTTTGTTCACCTTGACGTAAAATAGGCTTACGGTCATAGGAACAAGAGGCTTGAGCAGAATATCTAGATTAGAACCTCGTACAGGACACCTCGAAAGAAGACGACGGATAAAGCCGCCCACCAAGATCCACTCGAGGCCATGATGCTTACAAATCACAGATAGAATACGAATAAAATGAATTCGAGATGGAATCTCTTGGGTATTGTCTTGACCATCCAAAGTCTTACTAGTTTCTTCACATTCGCGTATACGTTTTGTCATATCAGCAATAATATTATCCAATCGATCGAGTATATTTGTATTAGAAGTAGTTTCTTCCATTTTTCGTATTACAATAAAAAAAAACCTTTCGGTCTCTTTAAGTAGTTTGAACACAAAGGGGCTTAAAGACCCTGTGATATTAATATAGAGATGATTCCAAAAGTCTGATAATCAAGATCCACTCTTAACTTCGACTTCTTTTTATTCTAATAAATACAGAACACGCTAAACATACAAAACTAGGAGGAGTCTGATAATCAAGATCCAATCTTGACTTCGACTTCTTTTCGTAAAGATCATCTGACTTACAAAGCGCTATTATCATTATGAAGAAGGTGGTACTTGTGCGTATGGAAGAAACGTGTAACTGACTTCGTTGGAGCATCAGGACAAGTAAGTTCATCACTAGAGGGACGAGTACGAGGAGGAGTTCTGAAGACTCGAGACCTCTCGCTTTCTTCTTTCTGAGGAGCACCAGGACATTCATCCTTGGAAAGACAAGGACGTTTGCGAATAGGAGAACTCGGATTCGAAAGAGTCGAAGGATCCGGATAGACTCGAGACTTCGTTTTATTCGATTTAGGAGCACCAGGGCACGACTTGAACATTTCTACAGTAGGGTTTGGGTTATAGAAGGGAATGAAAAATACGTTCTAGAATTATATCCGTTTTTCATCAAAAACGCCCTAAAATACCAAAAATGAAACACATACTCGTCGAAATAGATGTATATGTTTATCCCAGGACACATCTTGTTCGATTCGAAATGCACCCCAATTTACAATTCGTACACCTCTTTGATTCAGTATCCACTCTATTGAATGAAAGGATAACGCGAATGTATATCAGTCCAACAGAGGGGTGGATCTATCCCTATCAGACACCCCGTGAGTTGTTAATGCTGCCGTATAAACAATACCGTCTTTATGTTCATCGAACCTGTTGGAGACGCTTCAAGTATGCGCTTTCGAAGCTGTATTGTTCTATTCATACGCGATTTGATTAGAAACAATCTCATCTAATTATAAATATAAATGGATGCGTACGCCTTGACAAAGGGTATTGAAATGTTTACTGATTCTACCAACTCGAAACCCGAAGAAACCCCTGCTCCCGAGCCCTATACAGCCCGAGATACGGTATCTCTGTTCATCTCTCTTTGTATTGGCTTTTATGCCGCATACTTGTCATGGGATTGTAATACAGCAGTAGGGTATAGTGTCCCCAGCAAAGTCTTCTTTGCTTTCTTCGCCTTTTTCTTCGGCTTGATTTATCTCATCTTCTACCTCATTTTCCGAGCAGGAACGTGCGGCAGCGGCGGCGCTGTTAACCAACCCGCAGCACTTGCAGCACCAGCACCTGCACCAGCAGCAGCACCTGCCCTACCTGCTATTCCTAAACTAGGTGGCTTTCGTGCTGGGAAATCGCTCCGAAAAATTCTAAAACAATTGAGTTCTAACTAAATCAACTTATTTTATATCCTTTTTGTAGTGAATGTCTGGTAGTGGTATCAATATACCTGTTCTCCAAAAAAAAGGCGAACCCATACATGATATTCCAACCTCTATCCGATTACGCAGCAAAAACTTTCGCCAATTTTGCCGATATAAATATCCATTGCGAGAGACGCATCTCCATGTTGAAGCAGACACACATTTAGATATCGAATGGTTCAAAGAATGCAATCATCATATTCAAACCAAATTGACTCATCGCGAATGGATTCTTTTGCAAGATTATTATGATATTTATAGCCCTTCTTTGCGAAATGAAAACATACGCATTAAAGATCTCTACTCATCCACACTCAAAAAGAAACACATTTATTCATTCGTAGATCATATTCGGTACGTACATGCCGACGATATTCGCAAATACATAGCATCTCTCTTTCGACAGAATAGCAACCGAATACCCGAACAAACCATAGAAGAAGTTTTAAAATATCGTGTGCATCGACACTTGGCGATTCCTCGCAAAAGTAGTGTCATATCCTCTCTAACACGCTACCGATTAAGTGATGACGGAATCGACCTTGTAAAAACATTCACACAAAGTTCTTTTACTCAATCTCCAATTCACACCAATTCGCATACATATAATGATGTGACTTATAGACTAGCATACCAGTATATTGATCTTCTTGAATCCCATATAAAGAAAGGAACTATCACCCAATTGTTTTATCCAATGACCTCTAAAGATAGTCGTGCATTCAAGAAAGACTGCGCCGATTTTATCCATTTGAGTTATCCAGATCGGTATGATATCTTCTTGAAATATGAATTCTATTTTAAGCTGAAAGTACATTATCCGGAAATCATTCGCAAAGCATCCCAAAAGCTACTCGATTTGTTTAGCGCGTTCCCTCCGTTGACACAACCTATGACAGTATATCGTGGTATTCGAGATAGAAGTTGGGTCTACAGACCTTGGAGAGGCCTGATTTCTACCTCTCTATCAAAACACATCGCCCGCGAGTATGAAGGGCGCGATTGTTGTTTGTTGCATATTCATTTACCGCCCGGTCTTTGTGTTATACCGTTATTGGGTCTGACAGCTGGAGCATCGACGACCCCTTTCATGGAAATCCTGCTACCTGATCTTGTACAAGCTCACTATCGTCAAACATATAAGCGAGTGAATAAAAACGAAAGAAACAGAATTGGAGAACTAGATATATATGTGTACAGTCAGTGAGAGGAGCTAGATATAACAATATATTTCTGAGTGTCTAATGTTTCATCAAATATATCGTATTCTATGCAGACGACATTCTTCACATACAATTCGTATGTTTTTTTTCTGGTTTTACTATCTGATATTGTGTTTGTAATCAATACATGATCAATGCTATTTCGCATACATATAGGAAGTTTGATCGGATATTGTTGACACAATATTACCAAAATATTAAGCTCCTTGCTTTTGGATATCAATTGGCGAATGGCAGAACGCTTGGTCCATTCGGTATTATACATGCAGTCTTCCAATATAAGACATACTCTGTTTGCATTATTGGCTTGTTGTTGTTTCAGTAGGGCAGTTGCTAGAGTATGGTTATACTCGTCT